ATTCGATATGCGTAAAGGTCAATCCATCAATTGTAACAATTGCGTCCTCTGAACCCTTAACGGGCGCTTTCAACCATTCCGGCTGAACGCCTGATGCTTCGAGCAGGTCTACTGCCTTAAGGCGGAGGTTGTCGGTTTTCACGTCACTTTTAACGGCCGCTGTGATAGCGGCCGACATGTTAGTGGGGATGGTGCTGCTTACTGTTGAAGTTTTCATAATAGTAGTCTCAGCAATAACGCGATACCAGAAGTGGCGTCAGTCCGTATTGCTTAGGATACATAGTAACAGGTTTGAGTGTGATTGCAATAGATAGTACGACACGTTTATGTATCGATTGATATGTTAGGGTATCCCTAACTATTCGGGCAAGCGGCCGGCAGGGCGAAAATGCCGGAAACGCGAAGGGTACCGTTCCCCCACCCCCGGCATGTGTGTGGAAAAATAGTTCAGCTTAGTATTATTATTCCACACCAACGATTCTCACTTCACTTACGTTACTGTGGCTAAATGAGAACGATTCTCACTTCACTTACAATTCTCAGAAACCACCCCACCCCCAAAATAAAAACGGATTCCCAAAAATTTTTTGCAAAAAATCAATCGGTGGGGTAACCTCCTCGCCACGGTCTAATGACTTGCGAGTATAAATGGAACTACTAATCACCCCTGAAATCGGCGTACCGTTGGCACCCGGGACTCCGTATCTTGACCTGCGGGAACGGGCCAGCGCTGCATGTGCCACCGCTGCGGACTTGTCGGTGTTTGGTTTATCTATTGAGCCAAACGATGGTGACCGGGAAACTGCCACTGCTTTGGCCTTGGCTTATGCTGAGGACCCTGAGGCCACATCCAAGAAAGTAACGGACGCAAGGACTACAACCCTTCGCCCTGCGTCATTGGTGCTGGTCAACAATATACTTGATGAGTTCGGCCATGCGGTAGTGCAGAATGCTGTGCATATACGCCACTTGGTGACCAACAAGCTGGTGCTGGAGACAGACAACCTCGACCCTAGGATACGACTGCGGGCACTGGAGCTATTGGGCAAAATCTCCGATGTGGGCCTGTTCGCCGAGAAAACGGAAGTCACCGTAACCCATAAGACCACCGACGAGCTGCGTGAGCAGTTGCGCAACAAGTTGACCAAGTTGGTAAGCTCTGATGAGCGTGAGGTCACCCCCTACAGCGAGTTCGAAGAAATTGATGTGGACGCCGAGCTAGGAATATGAGCGCCGCAATGCGGTCCCCAACCACTTTTACAGATGATGACATCAATGAGATGTTGCTCAACCTGCATAGGTACTCAGCGGATGAGATCGTTGAGATTAACAAGCTGGTTGATGAAATCACCCTGCGTAATAAAGTGGTTGGCATACGCAGCGACCTGCTGGCCTTTGCCAAGCATACCAACCCAAAGTATATAACAGGCAAGCACCACCGAATTCTGGCCGACATGTTGATGGCTATTGAGCAAGGGGAGAAGAACCGCGTCTGCGTTAATATGCCACCAAGACACGGCAAATCCGAGCTGGTGTCCACACTCTTTATAGCATGGTATCTGGGACGAAACCCTGATAAGCAGATAATGCTGGTCTCTCACACAGCAGACCTTGCAGTGGACTTTGGCCGAAAGGTGCGGAACCTGATCAATAGTGATGTGTACCGTGAGATATTTCCAGATGTTAAGCTGGCTGTGGACTCGAAGTCTGCAGGGCGCTGGAATACTAACAGCGGCGGGATTTTTTTCGCCTGCGGAATTGGGTCAGCTCTTGCCGGCCGGGGTGCAGACCTTTTGGTGGTGGACGATCCCCACTCAGAGCAGGACGTGCTCAACGGCAACTTCGAGGTGTTCGAGAGAGCCTATCAGTGGTTTGTTTATGGTGCACGGACACGCTTGATGCCAAACGCCGCAATAGCGATTGTAGCAACCAGATGGCACACGGACGATTTGACAGGGCGGCTAGTTCGGGACATGAGCTTGAACGAGCTGGCCGACCAGTACGAGCTGGTAGAGTTCCCTGCCATACTGGAGACTGCAGACAAAGAGACCGGCCTTACTGTTGAGAAGGCACTGTGGCCTGAGTTTTTTGATCTGGAGGCACTGCACAAGACCAAGGCATCAATGCCTTTGTTTCAATGGAACTCTCAATACCAACAGGACCCGTCCTCCGAAGAGGGTGCCATAATTAAACGGGAGTGGTGGAACTTATGGGTTGATGAGAAGCCGCCGAAATGTGAATTTATTATCATGGCGTTGGATGCCGCAGCTGAGACCCACAACCGGGCCGACTATACGGCCATAACTACGTGGGGTGTGTTCTTCTATGAGCCGACCGAGGCGTATAACATCATCCTGCTTAACGCCATCAAGGCCCGGTACGAGTTTCCGGAGCTCAAACGGGTATCTATACTTGAGTATCAAGAGTGGGAGCCGGACTCATTTATCGTGGAGAAAAAGTCCGCAGGCACCGCGCTGTACCAAGAACTGCGCCGTATGGGTATACCAGTTCAAGACTTTACACCCCATCGGGGGTCAGGCGATAAAACTGCACGATTAAACTCTGTTACCGATATCATCTCATCTGGGTTAGTATGGGTCCCTCAGACCCGCTGGGCAGAAGAGGTGGTGGAGGAGATGGCAGCGTTTCCATTTGGCTCCAATGACGATTTGTTGGATACTGCCGTTATGACCTTGATGCGCTTTAGACAAGGTGGGTTCATCCGGCTGCCATCAGATGAAGCAGATGAAATACGGTATTTCAAACGAAAAAGCCCGGGCTACTATTGAGGATGTTGTAAATGGCTATTGAAAAAGGTTTATACAAAGCGCCCGAGAGCATTGACGAGCAGCTTGAAGAAGGTGATGAGAGCGAAGAGCTTGAGCTTGATATTGAGATTATTGAACCTGAGATGGTAACGCTTGATGATGGTAGCGTTGAAATCACGCTGATTCCCGATACTTTTGATATGGCCAGTGCGCCGTTTGATGCCAACCTTGCAGAATTTTTAGAAGACTCTGATCTGGCCTCACTGGCCGAAACCTTGATTGAAGAAGTAGAAAACGACATTGATAGCCGTAAGGACTGGGCCGATACCTACGTGAAGGGCCTTGATGTACTGGGCTTCAAATACGAGGAGCGAAGTGAGCCATGGGAAGGTGCTTGCGGGGTGTTCTCTACCGTTCTGGCTGAATCTGCCATCCGGTTCCAAGCCGAAACCATGAGTGAGACGTTCCCGTCCGCGGGGCCGGTAAAAACCAAGATCATCGGTGAGAGTACCGATGAAAAGGAGGAGGCTGCGGTTCGTGTAAGAGAAGACATGAACTACGAACTGACCGAGAATATGGTGGAGTACCGCCCCGAGCACGAGAGAATGCTCTATAGCTTGGGTTTGGCAGGCTCTGCGTTTAAGAAAGTCTACTTCGACCCCACCATCGGACGCCAGACAGCGGTCTATATTGGGGCTGAGGACGTTGCGGTTCCCTACAGTGCTTCGAATATCCAGTCTGCTGAGCGCGTGACACACATTATGCGTAAAACCGAGAACGAACTGGCTAAATTCCAGAGTTCCGGCTTCTATCTTGATACCGATCTGGGCGAGCCGGTGATGTATCATACCGATATTGAAAAGAAAAAGGCTGAAGAAGGGGGCCTCACCCTCAACGAAGACGATCGCTACGCACTGTACGAAATTCACGCAGATTTAATCATTGATGGTACCGGTGACTCTGATGAGGATGGTCTGGCCAAGCCCTATGTGGTGACGATAGACAGTGGGTCACAGGAAGTTCTTGCTATACGGCGCAACTGGTCATTGGGCGATGAGTTGTTCTTAAAACGCCAACACTTTGTTCACTATTCCTATGTCCCCGGGTTCGGATTCTACGGACTGGGACTGATCCATATTATTGGTGGCTATGCCCGGGCAGGGACAAGCATTATTCGCCAGTTGGTTGACGCCGGCACCTTGTCAAACCTGCCCGGGGGCCTTAAGACACGCGGCCTGCGAATAAAAGGAGATGATACACCAGTCTCACCGGGCGAATGGCGTGACGTGGACGTGCCCGGGGGTGCTCTCAAAGATAATTTGATGCCCATGCCCTACGGCGAACCCAGTCAGACGCTACTTGCTCTGCTGGACAAAATTACACAGGAAGGCCGCCGTTTGGGTGCGATCGCGGATATGGACGTGTCCGATATGTCAGCCAATGCGCCTGTTGGCACGACTCTTGCGTTGTTGGAAAGAACCCTCAAGCCCATGGCTGCGGTGCAGGCCCGGGTTCACTATGCCATGAAGATGGAGTTCAAGCTCCTGCGGGCCATAATGGCCGAGAACGCACCCGAGGAGTATGGTTACGTGCCTGAGCGCGGGGCGGTGAGTGCCAAAAGGTCTGACTACGAAATGGTAGAGGTCATACCTGTAAGTGATCCAAACAGTTCCACTATGGCCCAGCGTGTGGTCCAGTACCAAGCTGTGCTGCAAATGTCCCAGCAAGCCCCGGAGGTGTACAACATCCCCGAGCTACACCGGCAGATGATTGAGGTACTGGGGGTCAAGAATGCTGACAAGCTGGTTCCGGTTATTGATGAGCTCAGGCCGGTTGACCCCATCAGTGAGAACATGGCCTCGTTGAAGGGTGACCCCATGAAGGCCTTTATCTATCAAGATCACGATGCACATATCGCCACTCACATGGCGTTTATGCAGGACCCGATGATCATGCAGACTATCGGTCAGAATCCGCAGGCACAGATGATCATGGCCTCACTACATGCGCATATCGCTGAGCACTTAGGCTTCACTTACCGCCGCCAGATTGAGGACAAACTGGGTGTCGCTATGCCGCCGCCCAACGAGCAGCTGCCCGAAGAGGTGGAGGTCAATCTGGCCCGTCTGGTGGCGTCAGCCTCACAGCAGCTTACTCAGCAGAAGCAGAAGCAGGCCGCTCAGGCAGAGGCTCAAGAGCAGGCCAACGACCCGATGTTCCAGCTGCAACAGAAAGAGGTGGGTATCAAGGAAGCTGAGGTCCAGCGCAAGTCTAAGAAAGATCAAGCTGATTTCCGCTTGAAGCAGGCAGAGCAGGCATACAAAGCTGCAGAAATGGAGCTAAAGCAAGCTGAACAGGAACGGAAAGATAGGGACAGCGCGGCTTCGCGGGAAATTGACAAAGGCCAGCTTAACGTTGAACGCGGAGCTCTCACGCTCGACGAAGAAGAGTTGAAGCTCAAGGCTCGCGAAATGTTGCAACCAAAAGAACCCCCACGGAGACAATAGACCATGGCTATGACCGTCTTTGACGTGCTTGAATTAGAAATCGGAGAGGTTATCTCTCCAGCTGAAGAATTTTTGGTATCGGGTAGCCCGAAAGACTACGCCCAGTACCGGGAAGTGTGCGGCCTGTTACGAGGTCTCAGAACTGCACAGAAAATAGTTAAGGACCTCTCGCGAACTAATATGGATGATGATGATGATGACTGAGCACTCAGCTTTAAAACCGCAAGAAGATATAGTAGAACTAACTGAGGATGAGATGGAAGATCAGCTCCCCCGACCAGTGGGCTATCATGTGCTTGTGGCAATGCCGGAGGCAGAACAGACGTTTGGTGATGGCACCATTCTCAAAGCCACCACTACGGTCCATCACGACTCCATCATGTCCATGATTGGTTTGGTTTTGGATATGGGCGATCAGGCCTACAGCGACGAGTCCCGATTTTCAACGGGCCCTTGGTGCAAGGTTGGCGATTACGTGATGTTCCGGATGAATACCGGTACTCGATTTAAGGTTGGCGGCAAAGAATTCCGTCTTTTTAATGACGATAGCGTTGAAGCTGTTGTCAACGACCCCCGTGGCGTTACACGTGTGTGAGGTGAGATATGGGATTTGAAAAAGTAGAGTTTGAGTTTCCGGAAGAAGGCGAGACTGAAGATGGATTGGAGATTGAAGATTCCACTGCCATTGAGATCAACGCCCCGGAAAAGAAGAAGCCCAAGGTTGAGGACGATGAGGATGACCTTGAGATTGAAGTAGTTGACGACACGCCGGAGAAAGACCGAGGCCGTAAGGCTGGGGAAGCCCCTCAAGATGTGACAGACGAGGAGCTTGAGAGCTACTCTGAGAAGGTGCGTAAGCGCATCCAGCATTTCAGCAAAGGCTACCATGACGAGCGGCGAGCCAAAGAGACTGCATTCCGTGAGAGGCAGGAGCTGGAGACACTGGCTAAGAAGCTGTATGAGGAGAATGACACCCTCAAAGGAACGGCCGGTAAAAACCAGACGATGATGCTGGATCAGGCCAAACGCACTGTGGCTTCGGAGCTTGAGCAGGCCAAGAAGAAGTACAAGGATGCGTATGAGGCCGGCGATTCCGATGCGGTGGTGGATGCTCAGGACGCCCTGACGACGGCAAGACTGCGGGCTGACAAGCTGGCAAATTTCAAAGCTCCCCCTTTACAAGAGGGAAAACCTCCTGTACAACAAGAACTTAAGGAGACCACTCAACGCCCTATTGACCCAGACCAGCGGGCAATAGGCTGGCAGAAGGAGAATACTTGGTTTGGATCGGATGAAGAAATGACGAGCTTAGCGCTTGGTTTGCACAACAAGCTGGTCAAGGAAGGCATTGATCCAAAAAGTGACACTTACTACGAGAGAATCGATTCTCGTATGCGAAAAATCTTCCCTGAACAGTTTGGGGAGCCAGAGCCAAGCAAGAAACAGTCTAATGTGGTTGCACCCGCTACGCGGAGCAAGGCCCCTAGAAAGGTCAAATTAACGCAAACACAGGTGGCTATAGCGAAACGATTGGGGGTTCCACTGGAGCTCTACGCCAAACAGGTTGCTGAAGA